TGCTGTGACAACCGTATCACCAGCCTTCTTATCCGCGTAGTCACGGGTCGCGAGAATGATGGACGGATCAACTTTCAATTGCACGTTGTCGGCGCTCGACACAATGATGACCATACGCACGTTTTGCACCCGGCCCGAGCCTTCGGCGAGTAATGGCTTGTAGGTCTCAGGGCAATTGGCAATCGCAACCAAGTCGCCGTCCGCATCATACAAACCGAGTTCGCGGATATACCAGCCGCCAATACTTTCAGGGATCACCTGCTCGGCGATGACCTGGTTCGGATTTTGCGGATCGCGCGACAAGGAATTCAGCGGCGCGCGGCGCTGTTGGTGCACGAGAGACGTGCGATTGCGGTCAGGAACCGGAACAACGCCGTTTCCGTCGCCGACCGCCATTTCAGCATAAACGAGAGGGATGCCGAGCGCTTTGGCGTTCGCGTCTTTCGCTTCCCCGACGGCGGTCAGGATTCCGTAATAGGTTTGTGCCATGTCTTCCTCAAATTGCAGTATTGAGCGGTTGAACCGTCAGCGTGTCGGCCAGATGTACCCGCGCGCCGACGGGCATCGTGACGCTGATCAAAATCGGGCCAGGTGAGTAGGGGTAGACGGTTAGTTCGTCTCCGAGATACGCGGCGACGGCAATACGGTCAGTCACGCGCACCTCCATGCTCAAAGCAAGCCCCGTGAGGTGCCTACTCAGCGGCTTGGCATCTGAGATGAGCCGCTCCATTTCGAGGAACATTTCATCGGTGATACCGGTGCCTAAGACGCCGACCTCAAGTGCGAACGTGCCGCGCGGGCCGCGCGGCTCTGTCTGCCACCATTCGGTGATCTTGATGACGTAGCCGAGCGTCTCCACCACCCGGCGCACGGCTGCGATGGTGCCTTTGTGTTGATGGATGTAGCGCGAAGCCTTGATCGTCCCGCGCTTCGTTGCTTCGCTCCAAGAGTCGTCCCAGCGGTCTACAGAAAACGACCATGCCAGGATTGGCAGCAGCGCGACGGGGCAGCGGTCAGCATTCCATAGGTCGCGCAGCGGAACGGGAACATCGACCAGGGCAGCGCATGCCTTGGCAAGTGCTCGCTCCAAAGGCGTTGTGTTGGGCGGCAGAGTGGCGACGAAGTTATTCATCGTCTGCCTCTTCGATGATTTCAGCCTTGAGTCGAATAGCGGTGCACCGCGCGGCTTGCGTTTTGTTGCGCAGTATGTCGGAGGCCGGACTCGTGAGTACGACGTTGACTACGCCCTCGACCTTGAGCGCACCGATGTAGGCAGCGCGGTAGATGCTGAAACCTAGCGGACGACGTGGCGTCGAGATGGTCGCCGCGTTCGCTTGTGCTGCGGCAAGGGCGATAGGTGCTTCTGGCCCCTTGGCGACATACAAGGTCGCCTCGACTTCATATTCCTCGACTGTTGCGGACTGTGTCGTCACCAGGTCACCGAGCGGCCGTACTTCTTCGCCGTTGACGGCATCCTTGACCACGCTCAAAAGATCAGGAGGCGCGACGCCGTCGGTGGCGGTGGACAGCACCACAATGACGATTTCGCAAGGGGCGGGGCTGATTGCGCGCACGTCCTTGACACGCCCGTCGGCACTTCTCGCATGAAATTCGTAGGCACTGCGTGGCCCGGCCACCGAGAAACCATCGGGAGCTTCTTGGATTCGCAACCGATACGCCTCGTCGTCTTCCATGACGGCAGCGGTCGGCGGTGTAGTCGTCGGGTCTTCTGCGACGACAGTCAGACGCTTGACGTTGGCGTTCGCACCAAGGTTGTCGAGGTCGGCTTGTTTCGAATAGGGCAACATGACGGCCAGGGCCGCGTCGTTGACGCGATTGCGGATGACGATTTCTTGATAGCTGTTTTCTTCCAGCAGCTTGACGGCAGGCTCAGATTCGAGCTCAAGCATCGCTGCGGTGGCGTCGCGATCATCTTCCTCAGGCATCAAGTCAATGACGGCCGATTTACGGGTCGCAAGAATTTGCTCAAAGTCCAAGACCTCGACAACCTGCGGCATCGGCAATAGGGTCAAGTCGATAGGTGCGCTCATTGCGGCACCCCGTTTCGAACAGGAATGGACAAGTCAACGCTCTGACCGTTTGCAACACCTTCCAACAGCACATAGATTGCGCCGGCAGCGTCGCGGGACAGCTTGACGCTCGTCAGCGAAATCCGCGGTTCCCAGGTTGCAATCGCGTAGGCTGTCGCCGCATAGATGCGCAGCACGGTAGGCGCGTTCAACGGCTGGTCAATGAGCTCGGGGATGTCCGAGCCGTACCGGCGACGACGGATGCGTGAGCCGATAGGCGTCGTCAGAATGTCTTTGATGGATTGGCGAATATGATCCAAGCCAGCCAGCGCGCGACCCGTAAGGGAGCTCATACCGCTCATGGTGTCGGCCCATCACTGGTTTCGTCGCCGCGCTTGATACTCTTTGTTCTGTGGTAGCGTAAGCTGATGTCGCCGGCCTTCACGTCGCCCGTGGCCGTCACATCGCCATTGATCACGACCGCAGCACCACCGGCGCCACCTTTGACGGTCGCGCCGTTATTGAGCGCGCTTTCGCCCTGCACGACCAGGTCGCCTTTGATTTCGACATTGCCGGTGCAGATGGTTTGCTTCGCATCGGCTGTCACCAGGTCGGCTTTGACGGTCGCGGTGCTGCTGTCGGGCAGGATCGCGGTCAGCGCATGCGCCTCGGCATCGTAACGCACGATAGCGCCGTCGGGATAGTAGGTAGCGCGCACCAGCGGGTTAGTCTCAGGCGCGGGTGCGTCGAGCGTGTAGATGCTACCGAGGATTTTTCCTTTTGTGAGGTCTCCATCGGGAGATAGAACAAGAACTTGTTCGCCGACCGATGGCGACCACCAGGTGCGTGCATCGCCTGCGCGATCAGTGACCCAGCGCAGCCAGGTAGTGGAAAGATTTGGTGCCAACTGCACGCGCGCTTTGTCGCCGTCCACCTCGGCAATGACGCCGGTGCGGATCAGATTTGCAAGCGTGCGAGCGATGTCGGATAGGTCGTAACTCATGCAACCCATGTTGCCGGATCGCGCGAATGAAGGCACGTTCCGGTGGGTTGATATACCTCTTATTGGAATATTGACATCGCGGCTCTAGTCGCCAAAAAGGAAATTCAGAGCTCTTTCTCAGACTGTTGTCTTAGTAGCAGACAGCGTCGCATTCATGGCTGCCAAATATTTATCTTCGATATGCGGCTGAAGCGAGAAAGATGCTTCGCATACCTCTTCAACAATTTTTGCAACCGCAGCGAAGAGGATCATGAGGTGTGGGAGCGAGAAACAATCAGCGTGCTTATCTTCTTTTAGGTCATGAAAATGTAGATCGCCAAATGACTTGTTGTTCATGTTTTTATTCAGGTATCCATTGTTATGCAACGCGTTACGTAGCAATACCAAGTATTCATATGCTTGCGGATACATCAACGTAACGGACGACTGAGAATTTTTAAGCAGATCAGTGAGCTCTGGCGGGCATGATGCCCGATCCGTTAAAAACTTGCAGATATCGGGAGCTATGAATTTTTTTGTATCAAGGTTGAAATGTTTCAGCATTGCCGCAAACATCTGCTGCTTGTTCTTATTTCCTCCAGGAGCGAAGTTGAAAACTTCGTTCATTTCTCCGATGAGATGATCTATCGAAAAAAACATTCCATCCAACCAGGCGAGCCGCAATGTTGTCGAGCGCAGATAGCCCGCTAAGTCTTTTGCTGTAAGATTTTCACCGTTTAGATCGATAGCATCTTGAAGAAGCGCCTTTGGATCTCTTTCTCCGTAACTGACTGACAGGTAGTAGCTCGCGGTTTGGACATCGAGTCTCGCGAGTGTTTGACGCCGCAAGTCATCTTTACTGCATGCGCCTGTGCTGTCCCATTTCTCACCATTAAGCGTTCCTAGAAAATCATAGAAACATTGTAAAAGCTTCGCTTGCGGGACAGAGGCACCCTTAATTTCTTCGCAATAAGAATTGCGAACAAGGGCGATCATCTCGTCGGAAAGTAAATCGATATAAGGCATCCTATGCAATCCCTTCGGTAGGTTTGGGTTGACGCTCTTCTTCGAAGAGCTGCTGTCATTATATGTATTTTGCGGTTATGGAAGGCGCGCGATGTCAGCTGTTCGAGATATGTGAAAGGATCACCTCGCGGATTAATGCGCGATCTTTTCCAGAAAATCCCAGTAACGGGCGCGCCGGGTAGTTGTATGTGGGGCCGGTAGGAGCGACACGATCCGCTAACCCTTCCTGATGAACATGCGCTAGGCGCGCGACCCGGCCAAAGAAGCCGACCGCGACCTGACTTTCATCGACGCGTGTTTGCAGATAGGCGGTCGTACGCAGCTTGTTGAACATGGCTGCTTTCTGGCGCTTGATGCGCCCAGCCTTGCCGCGAAATTCCTTGCGATTCTTGCGCGGCACGTAGGCCGTACCGTCAGGCGCACGCTGCTGCGCGATCCGCTGCGCCTGGCTGCGACGCAGTTCGATAGCCACCTGACGACCGATGACGCGGCGTTGCTCTGGGCTGATCTTGGTCAGCAGGCCAGCGGCCCAGGTTTCTAATGCTATTAGGTCGTCGCTCATGCAGCCTTCGGCGTGTACCACTGGGCCAGGAGATTGTCGCCCTCGTAGAGCGTCCAAAACGGATCATCGAACGGCGGCGTCAATTGCGGTTCGCGAACATGCGTGACATCGAGGCGGCCGGCGTCGAGCGGCTTGACGGCAACTGC